GAGCCTGCCAGTCCTCAGGCAAGTTCTTTAATATGAAGCGTACTTTGTCAAGAAGTGAGAAGGCTTCAGTCTGTCCCTTGGATATCATCAGGACGTTAGTCCCTGGATTAAACGTGAGAAGCCACGCAGCGTATGCGGCACTTGTCCACGAAAATCCGAGCTGCCTTGCTTTAAGTATCGCAACAAGGCGGTTTTCAACGAGCGCATTGGCAAGTTCAACGAGGTAGGGCCATTTCTGGAAAGGCACGGCACCACCGGATATCCCCGAATGGATCTGCGCCCTCTCTAGAATCCTCACATGATCAAGGAAGTCGGGTTCCTTTCCGTCAGGAGATACGAAATTCCTGCGGGCGAACTCCTTTTCAATACGCCGTACAGCTTCCTTCCTGTGAGATTCGGGTATGGCAACCATTTAACCTACCTTTTGTTTTTCTAATGGCGTTACCCTGGGAACATATACCTCTGGATCTGCCGTCATCACAGCAATAATCGACGTTAAAGGCCCTGATATTGTGAGGTTCGTTTCAGCATCAATGAACGAAAACCCCGTCGCACATATCCCACCCTGTCCACCGCCATGTTCAAGATTCTGATCAAACCCGGGATTCGATATGAACTCATAGGAATCAAGAAAAAAACTACTGTTAGCTTCGTCATCCTCACCGTAATACGCAACATCATGCCAGGTACCGCTGATGTTAACCTTAACAACCTCATCGATATCTATGGCCAGTGACATTACTTCTTGCCTTTCTTGGGCTTTCTCATTGGCTTCTTGTTGCCGTACTTGATCTTTTTGGTTTTCCCACCAACTTTTACGATAGGCATTATCTTCTCCTTGCTCGTATTCGGGCGTATGTGCCTCTGGCTTTACTGGCTTTGGAAGCAGCTCTTCTACCGGCGGATGCACCTTGTTTAGCCACTGCCTTGCGAAAACTGTGCTGACCAGTGGCAGCCTTACGACTTGCCCTGAGTCCAGCCGAAGCTCCGCGCCTTGCAGCCATACGGTTTAACTGGCCGCGTTGTTGTGATGCAGAAGGCTTACGTGAGGCTCTGATTGGTTTTCGTCTTGGACCTGCCATAAAGACCTCCTCTGAATTCGGTGGAAATCGATCGGGGACATACGATTGTGAGAGGTGCCACAAACCCAATGCATATGCCCTTATTTAAAATAGCAAATTATCCACCCTAAAACAACCTTTCCGCACCTTAAAGTACCCAGATTCGTAAGGTCTTAATACGGATTGTGTGGTACGCATAATCAGGCGGGCATTGATGGTGTCCTGTTTAAATTTATGCTTATCTTCTATAGTGCTTATATGAAGTTGTTAAGAGTTGCAGAATTCGCAGACACACTCGGTGTCCATAAGATTACGGTCCAACGCTGGCTTTCAAAAGACCTGATTCCATTTGTCAGACTCCCTTCAGGTGAACGCCGCATTTCCTCCGAAGTAGCCGATGACCTTCTTCGCCCAGGCCGCAACCCCCAACCCCCGAATGAAGAAGAGAGTCCCTAACCCCTCCGAAAACACTGCAACACTGCAACAGTTCAATACTTCAATACCCCCCTAAAAAAAGAAAGAAAGAAGCAAAGAAAGAAAGGGGGGATATATACCCCTTCGGGGTTATATATATCCCCCCATAACAAATTCTAAGATAATACAGTCACAAAACAGGACAACTCGGACAACTTTACAGGACTGTCCTACTTTAGGAAGGACCCAGTAATAACAATTCAGCATACCCTCACCACCCTACTTGATAATTAAACCTTACTTTTCCCAGGATCTTTCCTCTAACATGACACCCCTCAAAGAAATATATTTATGAAGGCCAACTATGCCATAGCACCAGAATACCCCCCTAGGCACAAAACAGGACAGGTAGGACGCCTAAAACAGGACAGTCCGAGTACATGGATCTTCTCCTCTAAGGAATGCGAAATAGATGCAAAAACGGAATGGGAAACAACGAATACGGAATAGTCACAAAAACGGTTGGCAAATAGCTACAAAAACGGTTGCGAGGTGTACACTACCACCATAGGTGGCGGGGGCCGGTCGCCGTTCGCCTCTCCTTAATTTTCGGATGACACCCCTGCGCGTCATTATTCCAGGCCTGCGCTCGAGCTATATCGTGCGTGCTATATCCTGAGCGTGTGTGATCCTTATGCCTTACCGGTTTCAAAAATCCAAATTTTCAATCGTCGATGTTGCGGTACTGCGCTTCAATAGCTGGTGTATCGTTGGCACTAGTCAAGGCGTCCAGTAAGGTCCCGCTATCAAGCGCCTGAAGTGTTGCGTCGATGTTTATCTGCTGCGTTAGCTCACGCTTATCAATCCATAATCCTGCTATGTGGGCCAATGAATCAAGCGCCTGCCTTGCTGCTGATAGTTGCCGGTGCTCTTTACCTAACGCTACTAATTCCAGATACTGATTGATCAAGAAATCCCTATCTATATCTTGTTTACGCTGCGTAGTTGCTAGGTTTTGTTGACGAACCTTGACAAGGTATTGTCTTACCTTGTCTGCCCTGAGCAGCCTTGAAGCGCTGCTGTTTATGTGCGCTTCGCTTTGTTTTTCACCATATGCGGCGCGATACGCGGCGCTGGCATTGCCACCATTGTCAAGGTACACATTACAAAACATCAATTGCTTTTCATTAAGATCGTGTTTTATTTCGGCCATTTATCACTCCTGTTTATTCCCAGAATTTTACCATCAATTAATTTAATATCTAAATAATACTTGACTTATGGTGTCGATCTATGATCCAATAAGGCTACATAAAAACAAGCGGCCGCGACACCGGCCAATATAAGAGAGGTACAAAGTGAAGACTTACGAATTCTCAACCAAACTACACAACCGGACCAATGCGGCCGGTCAAACTGTAGAAAAAGTTAGAGTATGGCTGGAAGAATCAACCAACAACCGGTTTCTATCTGATGCCGGATTCAAGCGCGGCGCGGCCGTTCAAATTCTAATATTAGATGAAAGTATTAGAATTTCATTAATTGATGATCAGACGGCCAAAGCTGAAAAGTATAACCTAACAGTTATACCAATAATTATCGGCAAGCGCGCCAAAGTGGCCGGAAAAGCTGATAGGGCCTTATTCGATATCACAAGGAACAGCGATCAAATGCCGGCCGCATTCCATCCTAAAAACAATTCTAAATTAATCGCATACGTTCAAACTGGATTAATAACAATCAAGGTTAAAGACTGGTAATCAATAAATAAACCGGCGCTGCTTAGAACGGCAATTCTGAACAGCGCCTAATCAATAAAAGTATATGAGGTACTTTAATGACTAATCAAAGTGTATCAAACTACAGGCCAAATGCATCAGTAATTGAGCGCATAAGCGGCCATTATGAATTAAGCGAATTCATAGGCCTAGTGAATCAGGCGCGTGACTATTTGGGATCAACTAATTTATTTGGCACTAGCTACAAAATAGACTTATCCAATGAATTAGATACCAGCGATCCATATCTAACTAATGTCATGTATATGCCGCCGTCGGATTCATCAGGATTAAAGAATTTTTGTCCATGGGCAACCGATGGATGCCGCGCCGTTTGTTTAGGTGTTGGCAGCGGCCGAATGAATCATGGATATAAAAACCTGGCTAAGCGAAATTTCAACTGGAATAAGGATAATACATCCAAAGCGCAGTTAAAACGCGCTGAATTATTCGTAAATAATCAAAGCGCTTTTATAGCTCTAATGATCGTTGAAATTGACAAACATACAAACAAAGCAGCGGCCAAAGGATTAAAAGCAGCCACGCGGCCAAATGGATCAACCGATATTTTATGGGAACATATCGCGCCGCAACTATTCAAGATATTCGACGATATCCAATGGTATGACTACACAAAAGCGCCGTTAAATACTCGGATTAATAAACCGGCCAATTATCACCTTACTTTTTCATTTGCCGAAACTTTGAAAAACCAAACTGAGGCGGCCAAATATGTCGCGGCCGGTTTTAATGCCGCCGTTGTATTCAAAGCAGAAAAGCATAATCTCCCAGCTACTTTCAAAGGTATGCCGGTTATTGATGGTGACATTCACGATATGCGATTTAAAGACGCGGCCGGCCATTATGTTGGCCTTGCTGCCAAAGGCGCGGCCAAACACGATACCAGCGGCTTTGTACAGGCTGCATAACTAAATAAATAAATAGGTGGGCCGCGCATACCTATCACGCGGTAAAGGTTAAACAATGGCAATAGATCTGACAAATAAACCACTTACGCGAACCGAAAAAAGAGCGCTGGAACAAGCGCCAAAGCTGCTCAAAAAAGCGCGGCAGGACCGCAGAAAAAAGCAGCAGAATAAAAACTTGGATGAGGTGACTGAATGGGCCTATTTTGAAAGTGTATTTTTAGGCGCTTAACTTCCATCTGATGATGGCCGGTTAGCTACCGGCCGAAACTCTGCGAATACGAGTCATGGATAGCTAAATTAAACGAATTAATCAAGGGGGAATTATGGATCATAGAACCGGCGCTGCTTTAACGGCAATATGTTTTAAGTATGGACCGCTGGAATATAGCCAGCGGCTAAAGCATAAAGGCGCGTCAGATGAACAGGTATATAAAATACTGGCCCAGAGTCAGGATAATAAAAACCTGGATGAAAAGGCGGACAAAATAAGAGAGAATGCGCGCATAAAGGGGGTGCATTAATGGTAGACATACTATCAATTCAACAATCATGTTCAGATGTATTAGCGCCTAATGAACGTGTCGAAATAACCGATGTAGATTCCAATTTAGGATACAACTACACCGCAACGGTCCGATTTTATATCGACGATAACGTCGTTGCTGACATTAAAGGCGGCGAGAATATCGGATGGAAATATAAGGATTTATACGGCGATTATTTCGAGGAAATTACCGACGTTTTAAGGGTTCAATATCACAATTGGGGGAAAAAGGTGCATTAATGGAACAGTGTATAAATTGTGACCGAAAATTATTAGTTGGAATTTGCTTAGATTGCAACGTGCCATTTCTATCGCAAGTTTTTGTTAAGACGGTCCGAGAATGGCTAACGGCCGATCAAATCAAACTTGTTAACGCTGGCACAAAACAGCTTAATGAATTTTGTGATTCCGATATGCTGATGTTTGAAATTCTTGATGAAAATTTGGCCGATTACTACGAATCAATGGCCGATATTCCCAACAGTGAGGCGGAATACACCGCGTTTTTTATGGCGTATCAAACCGAGGAAGAATTCCGTAATAAAAACGGATACTGGGACGGTAAAAACACGCCTATTCACCTGATTGGTTCAGAAGTATTAGATATGGCTTACAAAAGAAAATTTGAAGAGGTGCAGTCATGAGCGTAGCAGCTAAATTAATAATCGATTTTATAGCTGACGAAACAGATTTTAATCTTGAGAATATGGATAAATTTGTAGTCAATAAACTGTCAGCGTGGGATAAGAGAAGCGTTAACGAAATACTGGAAAGCGATCTGCATACAGACCGGTTACGCGATGACTGGATAGAAGCGTGCGAATCTAAAACGCCCGAACAATTCCTAGAGTATGCATCGTGGTTTGTCTCAGATGAATTTGGATACGAATTTGATCCCGACAACCATGATTCCGAGGAATTAACCGACTTTGCAACTCAATATATGAATTCATTCAATACGTTTGAAATGGCCGAACAGGCCGCCACACTTCTCGATCTGAATGAGTATATATATCAGCGGATCTGGCTCACGTTTATGGACGATCACGATATACCCGACGACTTTGAAGATACCGCGTACAGCAACGACGCAGCGCCAAGTATCTCGCATACATCAGGCCGCATTATGGTCTGGTTTCACGATCGGGATACATGGGATGATATCGGTTGGCACGACGAGCTGAAAAAATATCAGGTCCACTACCATCCAACCGAACACGTATACGGTGAAACAGATGAGGGATATACCAACAAATCTGTAAATACCTGGGCTGAAGTCCTTGAGATTATTGAAGAGTGGCGCAAAACTCAAACAGAGGACGAACCGAAAACCTACAGAGACACAATGAAAGGGGATCAATGCCCCGAATGCAAAAAGTTTTCGGTATCAGGTGAGGTCGTTTGTGCTACAGGTGCAAAATTAGATTCGGGATACCAACCTTCAGTTGGTGAGATTCTTAAATTTATATCAATGGAATGTTCCGATTGCGATTGGAATCAATACTCATAAAGGGGAAATAGTATGGAAATGAAACAATTTACTGACAAATTTATTACTGTCATGACGACGAGCGGCAACCCTGACTTCAACCAGTATGCGCCTATCTCAGAACCGGCCATACTGGTGGCTGATTCAATGGAAGAACTCAGGGAACAGCTCAAAAATTATCAGAATTTCTGGCAGGTAGGTGGCGGTAACTTCATGAACCCTGCCGTTTTATATAACTTAAAACCTGTAGGACATTTTTCCTACAACGGCAGACTATGGAATAACCGTAACCATGAAGATGCAACTGACG